GGATAGTAACTACTTTCTTGGCAAAATTGGGTTTAATCCAAGTAAAAATACTTACCCTAAACCGAGCTTGGTTATCTCGGTTTTAAATAAGCACAACGTAACCAACACATGGTCTATTGCTTCTAGCAAAGGATCAGGTGGTGCTGGTGATGAACCAGCCTCGACTGAAGCTTTTAAAGGCTCTCAGTCGCCTGATAATTTATTTAATAATAAATTATTAAGAGATTTTGGTCAACCTAAAGCTGCCCTAAATCCTCCACCAGTTCGATTAATCGCTGGTGTCCAACCGACTTCTGAACAAATTCAGAATTCGCAAATTCTATCTAGAAAATATCTAGATGATATTGCAGGTTTTAAACAAAACTCTAAAGGCTTGCCTATCCTGCCTAAGATTCCTGATGGGGTCTTAATGGAAGATCGTGATTTTATCGCGAACTACGTTGAAGCCGTGCAAAGTACTTATGCGAAAAGAGCTAAGTATCTGACATCGGTTGCTCTAGGTATTCGACGCTCTAATAAAGCGTTAAAAACTAGAATTTCTGAAGCAAAAGCAAAAGCAAATGCAAAAGAAAAATTATCAGTTAAAGGTTCTATTGAAGAATCAATTATTCTGAAAGATCAATCTTCAGCTCTTGAAGCTGCGATTAAAGACTTTAAACTTCAAACGTTTAAAGAATGTGGCTTATATGATAATACAACAGTATCATACATTATGGCACAAAAAGAAGTAGGCAATAAAATAGCCTCTTTCTTAGCCGACAAATACATTGTTGATGAGACCATCGATATGTATTGTTTCTATGACGGAGTTGTTGATATAAAACAAGAACTTCGTGATAATGAAACTCCAGAAAATGATTAATGGAGTAATCACATATGAAATTTAGTTCTTACTTCACTTCATATGTTCGCCCTAGCTTTTGCTTATCTAAAAGATTTACAAAATCTAATTTTATAAGATCTTCTCTTTCGATAGAGAAGCTCTTATACCTTAGAAATCACCAAGGTTTCAAAGGTAATTCTTATCAATCAACTTTAAAGAGATTGAAAGTATTACGATCTCCCGAAGGATTTCGTTATTTAAATAATTTGCATAAGTTTTTGAAAACTGTGTATAATTATAAATCTGGGATAGATTTGATTCTATCACATGTAAACCATATAGAGTTTTTAATTCTCCATCATGGTTATAACAGAGCAGCAAAGATTCTTAAGAATATTTACTCCTATGCCGAAAGATATACTTCAGGTCATAAGCCTAATAGAGTTGAATTTGTCAAAACTATTAAAAACTCTGATTTCCCTAAATGTTTATATAAATTTAAGGAATTACTAGATGATACAGACAGCAATTCAAAAATTGCATGTCTAACTATTCTAGATATCCATCGCCTTTATGGCACTGGAATTCTGATTCCTGATATTACAGGAATCATTAAAGAAGGCGTAGTACCAAGAAAATTGGTAGATACGAACACTTTTAAACCTGGTAATTACTTCAATCTTTTAAGTAAAGTAACAGGAGATCCTTTCTGGATTTCTTTCGGAAAGGAATGGAAACGAACTTTAGAAAACGAATTTCCTAAGTCAGATTCATACAATAGAATTAGTGATTTGATTAATCTATCAACTATTCATATTTCTTCTAAAGCAGGTCCTAATGGAACCGCCTTAGCATCTTCAGTCTTTGATTACAAAGCTATCCGTAACTCTATATGTTCTGATGGTTACACCAGACTTATAGATCACGTTTTAGACATGGCATCAATGACCGGAAATAGTAATTTAATTAAAATATTAAATCATTATAAAAGATGGTACGAAGAAGTTCCAAACTTGTTCGTATCATCTCATTCTCCTTATTATACTGGAAGATTATCCATTAAACAGGAGCATTCTGGCAAAAGTCGTTTTATCGCTATTGTCGATACATTCACTCAATCATCATTGAAGGGAATGCACAAATTCCATGGTCGTTGGTTAAGAAACCAACACGATGATGGAACGTATGACCAAGATAAATCTTTTAAGATATTCTTAGCCAAATCTGCTAGAAAATTTGACAAAAACTTTGGTTTATCGTCACAAGATCTAACAGAAGCCAGCAACGCTTTAGATGCTGCTTTATCTGCTGAAATTATAAATCAGCAGTTTCATTCTGAGATTGCATCGACATGGTTTAGTCTTTGCACTGACAGAGAATTTTACTCACCTGAACTTGAAAAGAGTTTTAGGTATGTAACTGGTCAACCTATGGGTACTTATACCTCATGGTCAACTTTAGCAATCACAAATCATATGATTGCAAGAACTTGTTGTAATATGTTAAAACTAAATTACAAAAGAAATATCCTTTACCAAATTATTGGTGATGATTTTGTCTGCCAAAATTTAAAATTGGGAGAATTGTATTCCAAAGTTTTTAATGCTATTGGAGTAAAAGTATCTGTAAATAAAGGTTTTACCTATCAAACAAATACCAAATTCATTGAGAGTAATAATTTAAACTCAATTGAAAACACTTTCGAACTCGCTAAACGAATCGGAGTAAATGGTGTTGAATTAACACCGATAAGACCTAAAATTTTAAAATTAGGTCTAACTCATCCAATATATTTTAATCAATTATTGAATGAAATGTATCAAAAGAATATTAGGTTTAATCCTTATTTCATTGATAAATTAGCATCTTTATGTTATGACCCTAAGTCATCATACATTCATGCCATATCTCCTATTTCTCCTTGTTTTTATTTAAGGGATTTATATGAGAACTTCAAATTTGACGACAAATTGGAAGACGTCGGAAATTATTTATTACTTAATTCCGATATTGAATACTCTTCTTATAAAAGAGAATTTAAAGTTAATTTGTATGACGAATTACGTAATATAAATTTAACATTCAATGACTTTAGAAATACTTATAAGTATTATCTCGGATCATTAATTGGCAAAAGAATTAAACCTTCTTTAGCTAAAATAAATAAAATTCTTTTTGAAGGATTTTATAAAGATATTGAGGATAGACCTCAGTATTCACGTTCTAATAATATTTTTATATTATCGAATGGATATAAGTCTTTAGACTTATATTTATGGTTAATTTATATCAAATCGATTAAATTAATCAAAGATTCAATTAATGACCTCTCTAAAGAGGAATTAAATGAAAAAGACTTTAAAGATATTATATTAAATATAGTATCTATACAAGATTTTTCTAAATTATTAATAAAATCTAGAAAATTACCAACAGAAATTAAAGAATCTAATATCTTAAATGACTGTTGCAAAATCATTACCGACTCCATTATTAATGGATCAGATAGTGAAAATGGTAAGATTCCTTTAAATTTTGAAGATTTAAAAGATATCATTGATAACAAAATTGATAAAAACAATTTTATTGTGAACGACTCTTTTTTAGAGCGTTTAAAATTAAGAGGACCTTTCACTAAGGAAGAATCATCTTTTCTAAACACTGAAGAAGGTTTCTTGAGTGTTTTATCTCCTGCAGTTAGATCTGCCATGAGAAATCTAATGAAATCTCTAAATTTTTCATTAGGCGACAAAGTTGATAAAAACTATGTCGTAGATAGTAAAGTAAAATCTTATTTACTTAACATAACGTTCGACGACAATCTAAGATTGCCGAGCGGAGATAACTTCGATTTATTTTTCGAAGATATTGACGTAAATAACTTCA